TGTAATTCCTGAAATTAATTCAGTAGAAGCTCGTGCGCTAAGACCAGTTTCCTTAAATGCAGTCATTAATTTATTAAACATTCTGGCAGAACCATCAGCTTCATTACCAATAAATTTGAATGTTTCAGCAGTTTCCTTCATATATTTTTGTGTATCTGAAAATTCCACACCAAGTTCATTACTTAATTCCGACATTCTTGCTACATATATTAATGCTTCATTTCCAGAAATATTATATGTTCTTAATGCATCAGTAGTATCTTCAATTACATCTTTCGAATCTCTTCCTTGTGCAGCAGCTAATCTTGTTCTTGCTGTTAAACCATCTAATGTTCCGCTCATAGCGGAAGTTGTTTTAATCTGTTCATCTAAAGCTCCGGGAATTTTACCAAGTTGAGTATAATATCCAACTATTTGTTCTTTACTTAAATTAGTTGCATTGGTCGCATCGTTCATACGATTCATTTGCTCTCCAACAAGTAAATTAATGTTTTCTAAATTTGGTCCGCTACGAGCCAGCGCGGTATTTAATCCGCCGCTTGCTCCAGCAAGCTGCATATAAATATCGCGATTTCTACCAATAACATCAGCGGAAGCGGTAAATTTTGTTATTTGATCTTCAACAATGGATCTAATAGCAGCCATAGGATTTTTTGCCTGTGATGCTACATTCATTAATCCATCAATAGCTCCCTTTGGCAAAAAAGAAGATAATAATGATACTCCTACATCTTTCATTTTTCCAGTAGTATTGGCTCCAGCAGCCATTACATCCCACATTTTTTTAACTTGATCTGTTAAAGGATTAAAATTTACAGTTTTTAAATTATCATATGCTTTTGAGGCGCCTATTACTTGTGTAGTTGCAAATGCAAAAGATTGTGCAGTCTCTTTATTTAAATCGGTTAATTTTGCATTAACATTACTTGCATTTTTAATTTCTTGAGAATATGAAATTATTTTTTCTGCACTAGCCGATATTGCATTTACAAAATGTCCAAATCCTTCAGTAACATTCCTAAGAGATATTGAATGACCATCTATACTTTGTTTGGCTTCTTTAATAACTTCATTATGTTTTTTTTCAGATTCAGAAAGTGTATTAGTGATAGTATTATTATCAGTTTTGGCAACTGTATTCGCTTGTATAGATTTTGTATCTTCAGTTCCCATTTAATTTTAGCCCTTTTATTCTGCGTCTGCGTTTTTTCTTAACAGTAATAGGTGTTTTATCTCTATCTCTTAATACCATTTCAGTAGATTGTTCAAATTCTTTATCACTAGAAACCATAACATTGCCTGATGTTCCCATCATTTCTTGAACAGCCTTTGGATCCCAAAAAGACCCTAATAAATATGCGTGATTTTTAGCTAATTCAGATTTATCTTTATAGTCTTCGAGCCAGTTTTCATACATCCATAACTTTATAATTGGATCCATGTTTTCTATGCGGTCATCATCTGGGGTTGTATCAAAATGTTTGCATAAAAACCAGTTAAACCTACAGTCCGGCTCGTTTACTATTTTTTTATGTCTTCAATGACCTCCTTTGCATCTTCTTCACTTTTAATTGAAAACTTTTTGGCGGCGTCTTCAACTAAACGCAAATATTCAGAATACAAACGAGTTAGAAGGGTTTCATCAGCTTCATCTAAAAATTCACATACTGCTTCTAAAGAAGGATCTCCTAAAAATAAAGTAATATCAGTTCCAGCTACTTCATATAAAGATCTGGCTAATAATTGTTTTCTAATTTCAAATGGTGATTCAATAGTTCCATCAAATTGAGCTGCTAATAATAAAGCCTCTCTCATTTCTTTATTCTTTAATGTTCTTAATGAAAATAATGTTCCGTCAAGATCGGCTGTTCTTGTGGAACGAGTCATCCCACAAAGCATTTCAATTCTACGTTTAGCGCCTTCGTTTAAACGAGATTTTCCAGTTAATTTAGCGACACGAGCCTCTTTAATGGTTCGCTCAGCCTCATAAAAATTATCCATGTCAGGCGGTGGAGCCTTTGGGGGCGGACGACGACCACCATCCCCTCCTCCACCTTGCTGTACAGCATACATTTGTCTTACAGTCGCTTCATCGACTGGAGGAAGACCTCTCTCAGCCATACGCTTATTTAATTCTGCAATGTCTGGACCTTGATTCGAATCATCTTCACTGTCATCAGAAACATCAAATTGTCTCATTCCTCCGCCAGAAAAATTTTTATTAGTTAGATCGCTTTTAATACTTGGCATTATTTATACTCCCAAAAGAAAATACCCTACACTAATTAAATATATCAGTGTAAGGCATTTTATGTTTAAAAGAGATATTATTATATTTAATTAGAATGATGAGAAAGCTTTTAGAAGTCCTGAAGCATCTAATGAACCTCTACGACCACCGATATCAGTTGATTGCTCAATAGGATCGATATCAAGAGGCATGTTGCGCTCGCCGCCGTTAAGGGCTGAATTACCCATAGCAAGAGTTGTATAAATTGTCTCAGCCTTCCAGTTCATAGCATCTGTAATAACCCAGTCGCTAATTCTATAAGCATAGCTAATTTGCTCAATCCATACATTCTTAATTGTAGTGGTTAAAGCAGAGTTACCATCTCCATTCCAATTATCGATAATTACGATATCAAAAGGAATTCTTTGAGCCGCAACGTGAACGAATCCACGACTGAAGGCTTCGGCAATTCTCATTCTATCAAATCTAATTCTAGAACAATTTCCGGAAATATCGGTTGATTTATGTGGTACAGAATCGATATGACCATCTGTTCCTACTTCGTCAACCATAAAGACTGGACGATTTTCAGTGATTGATAGTTCTTGCACAGCGCCTACAGTATTTGGACCAACTTTAATAACAATGTTGGTAGAAATACCAGTGCTAGTTTTATTAGCGCCGTTAGGACCTAATAATGTAGAACCTGTATTTGGATAAGCCATTTGTTTTTTACTCCCTAATTATTATATATCAAACTTATTTGCTTTATAGCGTTCCAATACTTATTCTAATATAGATAAAGTTGATTGGGTAGGTTGGTTGTACCTTTACAGCAATATTCCATTGTCTTGGATCAACAGAGTCTCTCTGTACTTGCAAATCTTTATACTGAGTAATTAATCCTTGTGCAATAAAGGAAGTTAATAAACCTACACCGCGCGCGCCAAGAGTTGCAAGCGTATTATCATCTTCTGGAAGACCAATAAAGCCCTTGAAGCCTTGTCTCATGGACTTGGCGATACGGTCTCTAATGAATACGATTGAAATTTCTTCTTCTTCTGGAGCGCCACTTTGAGTTGTTGTACGACCCCAAACGACGTTACCGCCACCTTGAACTGGCACAAGTAAAGTAACTCCAGCAGCAGCCAACTGTTCTTGAACGGTTGGAGAATATTGCTTATTACGCAAGATGGTAAATCCAGATAGAGGCTTATTTGTAAGAGGAATTTCAACTCTGCTTACAGCTGATAAATATCCGGCAGCCGCAGCGGCAATATAGAATCCATCGATAAGAACATTATCTGCGCCAGCCTGAACAACAATTTGATCTGGATAGAAATAAACACATCTAAATGTATTTCCGAACGCGTCCGCAACCGAGTAGTTAGCTAAATCTTCATAATTTCCAGCCAAAATCTCTGTAACTTCATCTCCTTGAATTCCTTCAAGAACACCGATATCTTCTACTGCGGCGGGTGAGGCTCCTGTAATATTTTCTGGTTTAAGTCCAGATAAAGCTCCTGTAAATAAGACTCTTTCTTTCTTATTCTTATTTTGACTCATTGTCTTACAGTGTTGTAAGGAATTTTGGAAAATAACAGATTTAGTTTGCTTTGGTAACGGAACTAAAATATCACACTCTACTAATTCAAGAGTATCAAGTGCAGTAATCCATCCAGCGTCAAAGAAAGATGCATCTCTTGAATCAACATAATTGATTCTAATTGAATTTCCATTTGGAGCTACATTATGATTAAGAACTGTATAATAACTTGATTGTAGAGGATCAATAATTTCAAATCTTAGAAGACCTTCGTTATTGAATACTTTTCTGATGTCTGCAAAGCCATTAGCTCCTGATCCTGCGCCTACAGCCGTAATATCATAAGTTCCATTATAGGTCGCATTTCCACTGATCTTCAACTGTCTAGTTGTTGGAGAGGTAAGAGTACCAAGAAGGGTAGTTGGAGCCCAAAATTTAGCTGTGATTCCAGACGCGCCAGTAATATAACCATCTGTTGCGGCAAAGCTTACAACATCCGTTCCATCTAATTCAACAATCTTAAATGTAAGGTCATTGCCAGGATGATTTACAATTGGAGTGAAAGTAAATGTTGAGCTAACTAAAGAATCAAAACCAACTAGTAAAACACCATCAACAACATCATTAACTGTTAAATAACCGTCAACTGGAATGCTGTTAGTATAGTCGTGGCTAAGATGATCATTTGCAACATTTGTTGCGTCTAAAATCTTAAGTTTCTTTCCAATAAAACTTGAATCAAATGGAGAGCTGTAGCTAAAGAAACCTTTATTGCCAGTAGAAGAAGGATCTCTTGCAAGATAACCATCGAATCCGGTAACTGTAGTTGCTTCTTTGC